TTACCCGTTGTTGACACCAAGCGCTTTGCTAATGGCCTTGTTACACATCACGAGAGCCTTATATGAATCCTCGGTGTCATGAGCTGCATTCCATCCCTGAACCCATACGCGAGCCTCAATTAGCGCTTCCAGCAATTCCGGCGCGGCGGCTATAAGATGAGCGTTAGCATTCTGGACTTCATCGCTTTCACCGAAATCGACATAAGCTACCGGGATTACCATGCCATATGACTGATCATCATCTTTGCTAACCGGGCCAATCCCTCTGCCGGCTGATTCTCTTACCCACGGCCCGGGCGTTCCTCTAAATTCCATATCCCTCACCTCTGTTAACGTTGCTAATAAAAAAGGCCGCTTACTCAGCGACCTTATTCGGCGATAATCTTTCCGTGCTTCAGGATGCTGTCTATCATCCAGTCGTAACCGCAAAATCCCTTGCTGCCTTTGATAGCCTGATTCTTGGCTTTCACTCCCTCGACAATCCGCACGCTGACATTTGCACCCCAGCCATCACCAAAGTTGAAATAGTGGTTAGCGCCTTCTTTCACGTTTGGATTACCCTTCGCAGGAAGCTGTCTGTGCTTCACATACTTATCCATTGCGCCAGACCATCCGCCATTCCATGAGGCACGGTTAGGCATCGATAGCTCGAATATTGCATATTGGGTCATTCCCTTACCTCGCTGTAATTGGCTAATAAAAAACCCCCCTGAGCGGGTTATTTTCTTGGTTTCAGCTTTTCCATGCTGCTGGCTAGGGTTCCTATCCTTGACCTTATGGTTGGCACGTCCAGCCCCCTTTGTATGTCTATGTTCAGAGACAGTAATTCTGTACTCCAGCCAGCTATTGCGTCGTTAAACTGTCTGGCTCGGCTTGCCTGGCGTAACCGGCTACTCTCTAACTCGTTTACTCTTTGCTTTGCCTCAATCTGAAGCTTTCCCTTTCCTACCTGCAACGCGTCGATAGCACACTGCTTCATCTCAGCCTTGATCAGAGGGTGAAAATTTTCGGCGCCAAGAAAAATAACCTCATCAAGAGATTTAAACAGAAGCAAGCAATCAGAGGATGATTTGGCCCGGCTGTCATAACACTGCACTTCCACAGCCGGAACCAATCCGTACTGCTTAACCCGCATGGCGGTATAAGTCATTGTGCTTTTCAATTCGCCCTCCGTAAAAGAGCATTACCATTTTTTCTTAGAATCTCTTTGATGTGCATGATTTACCACTCTATACATCACATCTTCGTAAGGCTCTTCTTGTTCTTTTTTCTCATCTCTAGGGAATGGTGTGGCTAGCGCTTTTTCGACCCTATCAGTAGGGTTCTCGTTTATTTTATAGTCAGGCCCAGCATCATTCATATGAAAGCCAATGGCTTTCCCATGTTGTTTTGCGTATTCGACTTGCTTTTCCCACCTGGCAATCCTTCTCCTGTCCTTTGCGGTTAGTTTTCTTGGCTTTGCTGCTGATGATTTAACTTGCGCATCATTGATGACGATCACCTTCTTACCCATTAGCAAATTCCTCCCTGTTAATCAGAAAACCTAGAATTACGCATCGCTCTCGTAAAAGCGATCTGTAATTCGCTTGTGAGCAGCATTGCCGTTCATCCTGAACCCGCCGCGCTCCCGACGCATGGTTTATTGTCGCGCCGTTCGACATGGGTTCATAATGTACCTGTAGTTCATGTTTGTAAAGTACCGAAAGTACATATTTTTTATAAATTAAGTTCACAAAGCATTAAGCTTATGAACTTAAAAGGAAAATAATTTTTCTATCCGAAGCGGCGAAGGTCGATTGATTGGCGGATTAAAACCTTTGCCATTACAAAGAGCTGATCTTCTTCATCATTTTCAATGAACCAGCGCTCATAGGCGGGGTTGTCGGAGATTACAGCAAGCCTATCCTTGAGCATCTGAAGTCTTTTCACATGCAAGGATCGGCCAAAGACAAACACATAAATTCCATCACCATCAAAGTGATTTATTGATACATCGACAAAGATTTCGTCGCCGGGGTTAATAGTGCCTTCCATGCTATCCCCGTTAACAGTAACGACTTTGACGCTTTCCTGTGGCCTGCCATTGAACATTGAGCGCGCTTGTTCGGTCGTGTATTCAATGGCTCTGATTTTTTCTACAAACTCATTTGTGATCATCGTCCCTGGCCCCGCACTGGCTTGGACATCAAGAACATCAACGCGATACACACCTGATGCCCGCTTATAATGATCTGAGTTTATACCATCATTATCTGTATATCCATACAGGTATTGAGCGGTTGATCCAAGTAATGAAGCAAGCCTTTCCATCAGAGCTGGTCTCGGAACTGACTCGCCATTAAACCATTTACTTACCGCTTTTGGGGTGACCTTCAAACGATCAGCTAACTCAGCCTGACGACCATATACCGGGATTCCCGCCTTATCACAGGCCAGCGCAAGCCTTTGCGAGAAACTTTCACGCTCTTTGTGTTGAACCATAAGTTCAAGCATATAATTAGTTGACTGTACTTTCAGTTCCGACATAATATGTACTCTAAGTTCAAGAGCAGGAGACCTGAATGAACGCTATTACGTTAGCTGACGTTATAAAAGGCGTTCGTGTTTCTGTAGTTGCTGATATTTGCGGCCTGACGCCTAAGGCCGTTTACAAGTGGATTGAGCGTGGCTCACTTCCACGTACTGAATTCACTGGCGAAACGGACTACGCAGGAAAAATCGCTAGGGCATCAGGCGGCAAGTATTCAGCAGCAGAGATTCGACGCATCAGTAAACAGCAAATTGTCATGTAAATAAAATGTACTTTTAGTACCGAACGGCCCGGTATACGGTCGGGTGCCCGGCGTGGTCAAGGATGACTGTCAATGGTGCACGTTAAACACAACAAAAATTTATTTAACCAACTGAAGGAAATATTAAATGGACGGACACGCAAACAAACGCAATGAGGCGCTCCGCATTGAGAGCGCATTGCTCAACAAAATCGCATTACTCGGAACAGAGAAAACAGCCGCAGCTGTAGGTGTGGATAAAGCGCAGATTAGCCGGTGGAAACGAGACTGGATACCCAAGTTTTCGATGCTTCTCGCCGTTCTGGAGTGGGGTGTTGTCGATGACGAAATGGCACATCTCGCCCGTCAGGTTGCATCAATCCTGACAAAAGAAAAAGCCCCTAAGAACGGTGAATTCTTAGAGGCCTGATCACACTGTGTTTCGCCAACATCAGTTGAGGTAATTATGTCAAAACCATTCAGTCCTGACCAGGACAAATTACACAAAAACATTATTCGTGATCGCTACCTGTCCGGTTTCAAGCAGCCTGGTCGATTCCGGGCTGAGTGGGAAAGGGTGAAGCAATTATTCAGAGGTAAAGGTCATGAGTAATCTGGCAACAGTAACACCGATTAAACCTCATCTGGAGGTTGTGGAGTCACGCGTGGCAGAACTCGAAGAGGGCTATACGCGGACTGCAAATACATTGCTTGAGGCTGTGATGCTTTCCGGGCTTACTCAGCACCAACTCCTGATCGTGATGGCCGTGTGGCGCAAAACATACGGCTTCAACAAAAAGATGGACTGGATAGGCAATGAGCAGTTTGCAGAGCTTACCGGGATGGCACCGACTAAATGCTCGACTGCCAAAAACGAACTGATCAGGATGGGGGTGCTTACGCAAGCTGGCAGACAAGTGGGGATGAATAAAAACATCTCTGAATGGAAAACTAAGTTTAACGGAATCGGTAAAACATTTACCGAATCGGTAAAACTAACCTTCACCGATTCGGTAAAATCCTCTTTACCGAATCAGTCAAACACAAAAGACAATATACAAAAGACAATAAAGACAAATACCCCCTTACCCCCGGAGGGGGAAGTGGCGCAGGTTTCTAAACCTGAAAAACGAAAAGCAGATCGCACTGACTACCAGGCATTCCTTCAGGCGTACAACGAGGAAGTTGGCGAGCTACTCCCTCACGCTGTAGCACTGAACGACACCCGTAAGCGCCGACTGAAGAAACTAATCCCGCAACTCAAGACACCGAACGTCGAAGGCTGGCGAGCATACGTGAAAGCGTTTGTTGCGCAGGCGAAGCCATTTTATTTCGGACAGAACGATACGGGCTGGGCGGCGGATATCGATTACCTGCTACGCGATAAAACACTGCTGGGTGTTCGTGAAGCTAAATTCGCTGACAAGGGGATGCAATGAGACAGGATATCGAAGCCAGCGTTATCGGCGGCCTGCTGATTGGCGGCCTTACTCCAACAGCCAGTGAAGTGCTTGCGACGCTACCGGCAGAAGCATTCTCCATTCCTGTTTACCAGACAGCCTACAGAGTCATCCAGAAACACGCATCCGTGCGTAACCTGATTGACGGCCTGATGGTTGCCGAGGAGTGCGGGGAAGGTCATTTTGCTGACATCATGGAAACTGCCAAATCATGCCCCAGCGCGGCAAACCTGAAAGGCTACGCCGGAATGGTGACGGATGCCTATCAGCGCCGACTGGTTTTGCAACTGATGGATGAAATGCGCGGGCCAATCAGCAACGGAACGTTGGACGCCTCAACGCAGGCAATGGACGAGCTGGTAAAGCGTCTGGGAGCCATCAGGAAGCCAAAGCAACAGGTGCAGCCTGTACGTCTTGGTGATGTGCTGGACGATTATGCCGAAACGCTGGAGAAGCGCTTACGCAACGGTGAAGAGTCGGACACGATGAAAACCGGTATCGACGAACTGGACGCCATCACAGGCGGGATGAACGCCGAAGACCTGGTGATTATCGCGGCGCGGCCTGGTATGGGTAAAACGGAGCTGGCACTGAAGATTGCCGAAGGTGTGGCTAACCGGAAATTACCCGGCACAGACACAAAACGCGGTGTGCTGATTTTCAGCATGGAGATGAGCAAACTCCAGATCGCAGAGCGAAGCATTGCGGGCGCGGGAAATCTTTCGGTAAACGTTTTGCGCAACCCGGCGCGAATGGACGACGAAGGCTGGGCGCGGGTATCAAACGGAATTTGCCACCTTGCAGAGCTGGATGTGTGGCTGGTTGATGCCTCAAAGCTTACCGTCGAAGAGATTCGCGCAGTGGCAGAACGGCACAAGCAGGAGCACCAACACCTTTCGCTCATCATGGTTGACTATCTGGGCCTGATTGAGAAACCGAAAGCCGATCGCAACGACCTGGCTATCGCGCACATTTCGGGAAGCCTCAAGGCTATGGCAAAGGATTTACGAACGCCGGTCATCTCGTTAAGCCAGCTATCCCGCGATGTTGAGAAGCGACCAAACAAGCGGCCTACCAACGCGGATTTGCGCGACTCAGGCAGCATCGAACAGGACGCCGATTCAATCATCATGCTCTACCGCGAGGCAGTGTATGACGAGAACAGTCCGGCAGCGCCATTCGCAGAAATCATCGTGACCAAAAACCGCTTTGGCTCGCTGGGTACGGTCTATCAGCGATTCGTTAACGGTCACTTCATGGGATGCGATCAGGACGAGGCCCGGGCGGTATGCATATCAGCAAACGCACCGAAGTCTTCCGGCAAGCGTTACGCGAAAGGGGCTGACGTATGAGCACTTACCTGATGGCGTCCGGCATCGATCTTAATGCGCTTCTGGGGATATTTATCCTGTTCATAGCATGGGTCTGGTTCATCTGGCCTGCTGTCGAAGCCTGGAGCATGACGCGCTGGTTAATGGAAATTAATCGCAGGCATCCTGATTTTAAGCCTCAACGTTCGTGGCTGCATGTTTTTGCGTTCAATTACGAGTTGTTCGGCAGGGATTTCGATGCGCGGAGTTGTAGATACGGCCGATGGGAAGGCGTCGGAAAATGGACGGTCTTCACAGGCGAAGAAGATTAACAGGGCCACTTACACAGTGGCCTTTTTATTTGAGGATAGAGATATGAGAGTAGGACTTATGGGCTATGCGATTCTATCAGCCGTAGCCAGTAACAACGCATGGAACATCAGGCCTGAATTCCTGATGACAACTGGCTATCCAGTTGGCGGAAGAGTCACCGGAAAGGCCAAGGAACGGCGCGAGGCTAAAAAACGTCGCAATGCTAAGCGGAGGGGATAAATCGTGAGAGTAAAAACATCAGAGCTTAGCGGTGACCGCTTGGATTATTTTACAGCTGTAGCCATCGGTGAGAAAAGTCCGCAAAGAGGTCTTGGCGGCGGGTGCGTTGTCTCTCACGGTCATACAATGCATCGATTTTACCCTTCTTGTGAGTGGCAGCACGGAGGGCCGTTAATTGAGAAATATAACATCAGCATCACCGATTGTGATGATGAGTGGATGGCATCAATTATGAATGCCGATGGTGATTATGCTGCATTGGTAAAGGGTGAACGACCGCTAATTGCTGTCTGCCGCGCTGTAGTAGCTGCAAAGCTTGGCGGTGAGGTAGACATTCCCGATGAGCTGATGGAGGTGGGAGAGTGACGAAAGAGAAATTCTTCTACCTTGGCAAAGCCGCTATTGGATTCGGCTTCTCAAGTGAGCTATGGCACATCGAACGCGCAAACGGCGGGCGGGTAATCAACTTCATCCATGTTGGCTACACGCCGGATTTGAATCCCAACCAAAAATTCAAGGCATCGCTTGTTGTCCTGACATTTCTCTGGTTTACAGCAAGGGTCGGGATAATCGCATGGAAGAGAAAAATTTAACAGCCAGCCTGCTGGCATGTGGAGGGGAATATGGAAGAGTCACGGAAACAGTTTGAGGCGTGGTTTCATTCACGCTACGACCAGATATCAATGCCACCGGTAGAGCGCTCAATGCTTTTCACAAATCAGTGGGCGTCATGGCAGGCAAGCCGCGCAGCTATCGAGATTGATTTGCCAAAATACCACGACTACACAAATCAGGATACAACCAGGGCGCAGGCTGAAAAGTCAGCCTACAACTCCGGCGTATATGATAGCGCTAACGCCATCCGCGCCGCTGGTCTTACAGTAAAAGGGGACAGGTGATGACATTGCGATGCCTGATTTACGGGCACGATTTCAGGCAGTACCAAAACACCATCAACAACGGAACTCATTTTGTATGTAGCAAGTGTGGGAAGACTATCTATCACTCCACAGTAGCCTGGAGGGTCGATGAAGCAAACATACCTGCTTCGAAGCGAAGCAATCAGAAATAACGCCATAGACACCATTCTCTCATTACCACTCGACGATAAATCACCTCACGAAATCCACGTTAAAGAGCCTAAACGCACCAAAGCGCAGAACGACCGTCTCTGGCCGATGCTTCAGGACGTCTCGCGTCAGGTTCTCTGGCATGGACAGCGATTAGCGCCTGAAGACTGGAAAGACATATTCACCGCGCTATGGCTGAAGACGAAAAAGCTTGAACAGCGAAGCGTACCCGGCATTGACGGCGGTGTTGTGCTGCTCGGCGTTCGTACCAGCAAAATGCGCAAAGCCAACATGACGGAGTTAATCGAAATCATGTTCTGGTTCGGCGCTGAGCGAAACGTCAGGTGGAGTGATGATTCTCGCCGGGAATACGAATGGGCCCAACGAACAGGAAAAGCAGCATGACACGACGACGAAGCGATAGACAATATGATTTTCCGCGTCACAACCCGCAAGAAACGCAAGCCAGAAGTAAAGCCATCCGACATTAAATCATTCCCGTATACCGCTCATCTCACCCAGGTGAAATGGGACCGTATGCGTGCGAGGAAAAGACATGACTGACAATGTAAATCATCCTGAGCATTACACGCAGGCTGGCATTGAGTGCATAGACGCCATATCCGCCGCCACCATTAACAAGCATGGCATTCAGTCTGTGTGTGTCGCTAACGTGATCAAATATCTTTGGCGCTACGAGAAAAAGAATGGGCTGGAAGATGTGAAAAAAGCCCGCTGGTATCTGGAGCGATTAGTTCTGGAACTGGAGGCCAAAAATGCTCTCTCCTGAATCAATCCGCCAGTATCAATCCGAAAGTAATTGTCGCGCCGGATACTGCCTGCATTGCGGAACGAAACTCGCGATGGTTGAAACCTATGTTTGCGACCAGTGCGCCATAAACCTTTATCCGGACCCCAACACCACCATGTTTGATGAGGATGAGGAAGATGGTTAGCAAATACCACAAACACTTCACCGACGAAGAGAAAGCATACATCAGGCGCGTGGCTGGCAAAGTACCGGCTGGCGTAATGGCTGACCAGATAGGTCGTAAGGAAAAGAACGTTTACAACTGGGGTCACCGCAATCGTATCAGCCTGCGAGTACCCAGTCATATTATGAATAAGTACTGGAGGGGTCATGGTAAGGGCCAGGAAACCGCCTAAGCCGAAGAAGTTAACCCATCACAAATTCCAACCTGAAGAATAGAAAAATGACAAACAACGAGAAAATCACTGATGTTAGTGAGGTATTCGCCTGTCTCATTTACAACCCGGAGACTGGTGAATTCTTCTGGAAGAAAACCAACAGCAATAGATGTAAGGCGGGGAGCAAGGCAGGAACTTTGGGCCTCGACGGATATTCGGTTGTTACCATAAAAAGGAAAAGACTACGCGCCCACCGACTGGCTTGGCTATTCCATACAGGTTCCTGGCCTGAAAAGCACATTGACCACATAAATGGCATAAAAACTGACAACAGAATATCCAATTTAAGGCAGGTAACTGGAACTGAAAATCAAGGGAACAGAAGAAAAGCATCCTCATATCTAGGAGGAAAGACAGCAAGCATTCACAAAGGCGTCTACAAGGCTAAAAACGGAAAATGGCGCTCATACATTCGTTACAAAACAGAAAACATTTACGTCGGCACGTTTATAACCGAAATGGAGGCAAAGAAGGCTTACGACTTAAAGGCAATCGAGCTTTTCGGTGACTACTCTTCTGTATCGAGGGGTATATGAAAACCAAAAAGTGCAAAATATGCCCTGAAAAGTTTACCCCCCGCACTACCACACAAACAGTCTGCTCCCCCAAATGCGCACTCCAGCTCGCAAAGCAACTATCCAGCCGCAAGCAAAAGCAGCAGGAGAAAGCCGAACGCGCCGCCTGGAATAAGCGCAAAGCCGATGTTAAGCCATTAAAGCACTGGGAAGATGCAACCCAGCGTGTGGTTAACGACTACATCCGGGAAAGGGACAGGGATTTACCGTGTATCAGTTGCGGAACATGGATAACCGTTCAGTGGGAAGCCGGTCATTTCAGGTCAAGAGGCGCAGCGTCACACCTCAGATACAACGAAGACAATATTCACAAGCAATGCCATCGGTGCAATGCCGAGCTATCAAGTAACGCCATTCCATACCGTGCGGAGCTGGTCGTGAAAATCGGCTCTGAACGCGTCGAGGCGCTCGAAAACAACAACACCCCACACCGATACACCCGCGAAGAACTGAAGAGCATACGCATGCACTACAGGGCGTTAATGCGCGAGTTAATCAAAACCAGAGAGGAGGCCGCATGAATATCTATGAGCGGGTAGACGGAAGTAAATACCGGAATATATGGGTGATTGGCGATCTGCATGGCTGCTACTCAAATCTGATAGGCCAGCTCGACTCTTTGCAGTTCGATCCGGCGCAGGACCTGATTATTTCAGTGGGCGACCTGGTAGATCGTGGGGCGGAAAATGTTGAATGCCTCGACCTGATTACTCAGCCGTGGTTCAGGGCGGTACGTGGAAACCATGAACAGATGATGATTGATGGACTGAGTGAATACGGGAACGTAAATCACTGGCTCTGCAATGGTGGCGGATGGTTTTTCAATCTCGACTATGACAAAGAAGTTCTGGCAAAAGCGCTGGTCCATAAAGCCGCAGAATTGCCGCTGATTATCGAACTATCCACCAACGGTAAAACAGTCGTGGTTTGTCACGCTGATTATCCGTCTGATGAATACCACTTTGGCAAGCAAATCGACACTGAAATGGTTATCTGGAACAGGGAAAGAATCAGCAATTCTATGGATGGGATAACGCGTGAAATATCCGGCGCCGACCTGTTCATTTTTGGTCACACGCCAGCCCGCAAGCCTTATAAATACGCCAATCAACTCTATATCGATACCGGCGCCGTGTTCTGCGGGAACCTGACAATCGTCCAGGTGCAGGGGGATAAATCATGCCTGATGTAATCAGTCTCAACTCAGCACATCAGCGCCACAAAGACCGGGAGATGCTGGAAAGCATCCGACACCAGAAGGAGAACCTCCGAAAGGTAATTGAAGGGCTGGAGCGCCTTGAAAGGGACTTGCAGAAGAACCTTGGCATTAATCCGGATGGAGGAGATGCAGCATGATCACAACGAAAGAGTTTGATATTGATACAGAAGAGAAACTCGAACTGGCAAAGTTGTATGAGGCGCTTTATTACAACCCGGACACAGGTAACTTCTCCTCTAAACTTCATGCTGGCGTCCGGATGAGGTGCATCATTGCCAACAATGGATATATCTACGTTTGCTACGGCGGAAAAAAATACGCCGCTCATCGACTGGCCTGGTTCTATTATCACGGGCGATGGCCGAAAGAAGAAGTAGATCATGTCAATGGCAACCCATCTGACAATCGCATCAAAAACCTGAGGGAAGCAACTCGCGAGCAAAATACTCATAACCAGCGATTACGGAAAAACAACACTTCCGGAATCCGGTGCGTCAGCAAGAATCGCGCAAATGGGAAATGGAAAGTTCAGATTTGGCGGTTCGGTCAGCGATTTCAACTCGGCGAATATGCCGACAAATCAGAGGCTGCAAGAGTTGCGAATGAATTCCTGCGGAAAACAGACGAGGAATTTTTCTGCGACGTTCGGGCAAAGCATGAATTACCTGATGACCAAATAGCACTGCTGGCGACAATCAAAAGGTCAAAAGACCTTGGCTTTAAACCAAGGCTTTTGCCAGAAAACAGAGTATGGGTTTCCCACATGTTAAATGCCTGGGGTCGGTGGGCATATAGTGGGATGAGCGAGAAATCTCAGGTTAGCCCAATTGCCAGATTCATGGAGTCAGTGTCAGGTCGGGGGGCCATTACATCTGACGGAATCGTGGCAATCATGGAAAGCCTTCACAACAGAGGTTACCACGGAGAAGATCTTATCAAGAAGATGGCGCAAATCATCGCAAATCTTAAACACTCAAGCGCACCGGCTTGCACCGATGAGGAAGGGATGTTTATGGATCGCATAATTCTGGAGTGTTTAGGTAATAAAACCGTACTCACCAGAGTAGCCATCAATTATTACGTTTACGGGCATGCTACTGAAACTATCGCGCAGTATATCCAGAGGATAACCAGAGGCTCTTTAACCATGCCTCAGGCTCGCGACAGAGTGAGGTGGTGCATTAGTTTAATTGAGGCAAGAGTTTATCACGCTGCAATGAAGGAGATTGATGAAGCTGAATTCACTAAATTTGCAGCATAAGTAATATTTATCCGAAAGTGCTTGCAAAAAAATTATTACCTGGTAAATTTGAGATATGCTCGGGAGCGTAAAGCGAAGAGCGGGGTGGTGAGATAACAGAGGCGGCTCTCACCACCGATTCCGCCTAGTTGGTAACTTCGACGCATCGTCTGGCACTCCAACCATAGCAGGCTGAGAGGTCTGTAGATGGCTTAACGGCTATCGATTACGGGCCGGAAGGTTCCGTTAAGGCGGGGATGGTCCCGCCAATCTATTTAAGCCACTGCTAACGCGGTGGCTTTTTCGTATCTGCACAACAGGCATATCGCCTTAGTAAATCCCATATCGGTGCGGATTGATCACCCGCCGTCAGCTCCACGAAACGGAGCCCATAACAGGTAAGAGCATTGGCGTGACGGGCCCATAACCCAATCCACGCAGCAGCATGGAGTTGGCGCGAAGTGCTCAGTGCTCTAACCGTTGTGGTGAATGCGCAGGCTGATGCGCTAGTTGGTTGAGGGATTAAATGGGTGGAAGTCCCATTCTTTGGCGGTAGGAAAAAACACGCTCATCGATAACCGTAAAGCCGGAGATCAGCACCGGCCACCACACATTCTCATCAAAAAATGAGCCGAATCACTCCCTCATTCGGCTCATCACGACATTTTCTGTTAGCGCTTATCTAAACTCCGGTCGTCAACTCAATACCCTCATCGAACCTCTGCGGTAACTGGATAAGCGCTAAGCACAAAAAAGAAAACCCAGCACTATGGCTGGGCTTCGTGAATGAGCGGCATGAATTGTTAGCGCAATCCACGCCTGAAATGCTCGTAAATCCCGGTCACGAACAAATCAATGAATTACGCATTCAACGTATATCGGATTTGTTCACAAGACCATTTCCTAGATTCCTAATCTGAACAAGTCCTCCAGTTAATCAATGGAGGTTGGATATGAAACCCATGGCAGACAAAGTCACTACTGCCGCAGCTTACACCACGTCTGGAGCGACCTTTCTTGCCGGGAGCATGTCATTGAACGAATGGCTGGCCTTAGGCGGTTTTGTGCTGGCGGTAGTCACATTTGCCATAAACCTTCATTACCAGCGCAAACGTGATCGTCGGGAAGAGACAGCCTGGAAGTTGCAGTACGGAGAACGGCGAAATGAGTCAAATAATCCCCCTGCTTAACTTTGAAGAAGGTTACAGAGAGAAGCCCTACATCGATACCGAGGGTTTTCCGACAGTAGCTTGCGGTATAAAGATTGGCCCCAAAGGCGCAGCGCTGAGCAATTACACCTTCACCGTGCCACGTAACGTGGGTGACGTCTGGTTAGATAGCTTCGTTAACACAACCATTCTGAAGATGAACGCCAACCCGGCGATTGTCTCTGCACTCAAAGCATGTAACGGCCCACGTCGCGACATTCTAATCAGCATGGCATATCAGATGGGCGTAAATGGCCTGGCAGGATTTAAGAATACGCTGGCGATGATTGCTGACGGCAATTTCTCCGGCGCGGCTAACGGCATGTTATCCAGCTTATGGGCTAAACAAACGCCAAACCGCGCAAAGCGTCACGCTGAAGTAATGCGTACCGGTGACATGAAAGCCTACGAAGGATTGCTCAAATGAAAATCCGACTCGTAGACGACTGGCGTCACTGGTGGCGATGGAACTCCACGAAAGTGATTGTCGCTTTAGGTGCTCTGCCGACTATCTGGTTTGAGCTTCCTCCCGAATGGAAGGCGGAAATACCCTCAAGCTGGATGCGTGTCGGCGCGATTATCCTGATGGTCATCGGCGTTCTGTCTCGCATGACACTGCAAAAACCACCGGAGAAGAAAGATGGGAACGACTGAGTTAATCCTCTCTGGCCTGCTGGCGTTCGTCCTGGCTTTGCTGGGTGCTTTCGGTATCGGTCGCCGTGGAGGCAAAAGGGACGCTGAACAGAAGGCTGAATCTAAGCGAATCGACGAATACATTCAGGCAACAAACGCAGTCACTGAAAAGCGCATTGAAGCAGCGAAAGGAGCCGCAGATGTTCAGCAGAGTGTTAACCGTATGCCTGATGACGATGTTGATCGTGAGTTGCGCCAAAACTTTACCCGCAAAACCTGAGGTCATCGATACCGCCTGTAGTTGGGTGCGGATCATCTACCTGACAGACCATGATATTGACGTGCTGGACAGGCAGACGAAGAAAGACATTCTGGCGCACAACAAAGCATGGGTTAAAAACTGCGGACCAGGTCAATGAAATATCACTATGAAGTCCACTACACGAAAGTGTGGTGGGTTCCTCTCTATCGCTGGGCCGTGCGCAGAGTCTGCAATGTATTCCCGGTAACGCCGGATGAGCGAAAGATGGAAATGTTCATCCACAAATACGGCACTAAACAACTACTGGTACACAGGCCGGGATAACCCACTCACTTATCAACTCCGAGGCTTTTATGTCAAAACGAGCTATGTCAACTGGCGGGTATCCGTTTGATGTGACGACACCTGATGATCCGGTAGTCGTGCCCCCTGCAACTACGTCAACAATCGGCGGCGTAAAGAAAATGACCAACCAGGCAAACACCGTGGCAACAGATGTCGCTGGTCTGGTTACTGACTTCAATGCATTGCTGACCAAACTGAAAGCGGCGGGGATGATGTGATGGGGAAAGTTATCGAAAAGGTAGCTGTCGCAGTTCATTACATTGATGGAGGCAGCGACATTGGATTTTCTAGTTTCCCTGTTTCTGTCACCGGGCAGCAACCTAGCGAATACTTCTCACTTTGGCGCGAAGACGGCATTGAAGTTTTAGTCAATCTCAGGCACGTCATTCGGTTAGAGCAAAGCATCATTTACAAAGAGTAACCAATATGGCTAGGCCAACCAAGTACCAGAAGGCGTACGCCGAGCAGGCTCGCAAGCTGTGCATGCTTGGCTACACCGATGAACAATTAGCAGACTTCTTTGAGGTCTCCGAAGCAACTATCAATACGTGGAAGAAGGAGCATCCAGAGTTTCTGGAGTCCGTAAAAAAGGGGAAAGACCTTGTTGATGCGGAAGTGGTGGATAGCCTCTTCCAGCGAGCAATGGGTTATGTAGCTCCAGACACCGATATCCGCGTCATTGATAACCAGATAGTCAAAACGCAAATCAAGAAGCATTACCCTCCAGACACGGCTGCGGCGATATTCTGGCTTAAGAACAGGCAGAAGAAAGCATGGCGAGACAAAATTGATCACGCTATTGAAGGTGCAGATGGCGGACCGGTTCAGGTCGTCAACTATACCCCGGCAGATTATGCAGCAGCGCAGGCAGCCATGGAGGAGAAACTAAAAGGTCTGGACTGATATGAAAGAAATACTCGAATGGGATGATCTGTCATTCCCTGAGCGCGTCATCATTCGTTCCAAGTCCACCAAATCGTTTCTCAATTTTACCCGCCTGTGGTTCGAACTAATTCAGGGTGATCGGTTACTGGTTAACTGGCATCACCGCCTGATGGCATCAAAGATTGATGACCTGATCGCCGGACGTTTAGAGCCTGGCAACCTGATTATCAACATCCCGCCGGGCGGCACAAAGACCGAATTCTTCTCAATTCACTTTCCTGCCTACGTCAACGCACTGGTGCAGGAGGGGCGATTAAAGCGCTTCCGTAACCTGAACATCTCCTTTGCTGACACGCTGGTTAAGCGCAACTCGCGACGTACACGCGACATCATTGCCAGCAAGGAGTATCAGGAGTTCTGGCCTTGCTCATTCGGCGTTAACCAGGCTGAAGAGTGGGAGATAAAAGACGATCGCGGTCGCTCAATCGGGCAGACCGTATCGCGCTCAAGTAACGGGCAGATTACCGGCGGTCGTGGTGGCTACTTCGGCCCGGAGTTCTCCGGCATGGTTATGCTGGACGACTACAACAAGCCGGTCGACATGCTGAGCGAGACTAAGCGGAACAGCGCCAACACGCTGCTGGTCAACACCATCCGCTCGCGCCGTGGTGATAAGTCGAAAGACCACCCGACGCCATTCGTGAGCATTCAGCAGCGCCTGCACACCGACGACGCTACCGGCTTCATGTTATCAGGTGGCATGGGGGTCGACTTCCACCATGTCGCTATCCCGGCCATGATTGACGAAAAATACATTCAGTCGCTTCCTGAGCCGTGGCGCTCCCTGTGTTGGGACACTGTCAAAGACACTGAATCGGTCGAAGTGTCCGGTACGCGGTACTGGTCATACTGGCCGCAGATGGAAGACGTCAACGACCTTGTTGCCCTGTGGGAGCGAGACCGTTACACATTCCTTTCTCAGTACCAGCAGAACCCGATGGCACTCACTGGCGGGATTATTGAAACCGACTGGTTCCAGACTTACACCACGTTACCGAAGCTCACCCACCGCGCCGTATACGTTGATACTAACAGCGGCAAAGTAGAGGACTGGCTGGATTACACTGTGTTCACACTGGCTGGTATGGGCGTTGATGGCAACCTCTACATCATTGATGTGGTACGCGGACGCTGGGACCCGGAAGACCTCCTGAAGAAAGCCGAAGAGGTGTGGGAGAAGTGGCGCATGCAGGGATCACTTCGAATCATGCCAATGCGTCATATGGCAATCGAAGAGAAGCAGGCCGGGCAGGGTCTTATTACCACTCTCAGGAAGCGCAACAACATCCCGGTAAAAGAGATTCCCCGCGGTGCCGGACAGAACAAGCTGGTGCGCTGCCTCAACGTCATTCCTCAGATAAAGACTGGCAAGGTTTACGTGCCTGCAACGCATAACAGCGATGGCGCGGCAATTATGCACACGTACTACGAGGACGGGACGATAGCCGGGACAACATCATGGGTACTAACCGCCATGACCGAATGTGCTGCGTTCTCTGCTGACGACAGTCACGACAATGACGACATCCTTGATACCTGGATGGATGCTATTGACGACAACCTTATTTCCGGTCGCCAGCCAATGGTCATCGACCCGAGCCAACTCAGGAGAATTTAAGTGTGGCCGTTTAAGAAGAAACAAGTCGCCGCGCCTGAGCCGGTGAAGGAGCCTGAAAAGGCACAGATGAAGATTAACCCCACCGCAGTAGCAGAAGTCCAGCCGAAACCCCAAAGAGAGCACAAGCGTTATGAGCCGCCCAAAGGTGTAATACCCGAGGCAATCCGTAGCAGTATTCTGGCGATGGACTCCACTCCGTACGCAGAGATAAACGACGCCTACGCGATGGGCTATGCCTGGGGGAACATGGACAGCTTCCCCGGCTATCCTTACCTCTCGATGATGGCCCAAAAGCCTGAATACCGGAAAATGGTCGGCACTATCGCAGAAGAAATGACGCGTAAGTGGATAAAGCTAAAGACGGTAGGCGATGATGACAAATCAGAGCGGATCAAACAGCTTTACGATGCTCTCGACCGTTTTCATGTGCGAGATAAATTCCGCGAGGCCGCAGAGCATGATGGTTACTTCGGCGGCGGGCAGATTTATATCGACGTCCTGTCACCGAAAAACGTTTCGGCCTGGACGGATGATAACGAGCTTCAGAGCAAGCTGTTCATTAGCGACAAGAAAATCCCCAAGGGAAGTCTGAAAGGGTTTCAGGTGATTGAGCCAGTCTGGACTTACCCCGGCGTCTACAACGCGCAGAACCCGCTAAGCCCTGACTTCTACAAACCGACTCAGTGGTTTGTGATGGGTAAGACGGTACACGCCAGCCGCATGATTGATTTCGTATCACGCCAGGTACCAGATTTGCTGAAGGCGAGTTACAACTTTCGCGGCCTGTCGCTGATTCAGATTGCAGAGCCATACGTTAATAACTGGCTACGCACGCGGGACAGCGTAAGCGACATGATCCACTCGTTCAGCATCCCGGTAATCGGCACTGATATGAGCCAGGTGCTACAGGGCGGCGGCGCTGAAAACCTGCTGATGCGCCTGATGATGTTTAACCAGTGCCGGGATAATCGCGGGGCTTTTGCGCGTGACAACGACCCGAGCAAACCTGAAGAAGTGGAGTTTGTTAACGCTCCTCTAAGCGGACTGGACACGCTTCAGGCACAGGCACAGGAGCAAATGGCCTCAGTCTCAAGCATCCCACTTGTTAAGCTGCTTGGTATTACCCCAAATGGACTCAATGCCTCATCAGATGGCGAGATACGCGTCTTCTACGATTACATCCACTCGTTACAGCAGTCGATATTTAAAACGCCTCTCAAGCGCGTTCTGGACGTTATTCAGCTTTCTGAGTTTGGCGACATCGACCCGGATATCACCTTTGAATTCGAGCCTCTTTACGAGATGAGCGCGAAAGAGAAGGCGGAGATTCGCAAAATTGATGCTGACACTGATGCGGTTTACGTCAGCACTGTGGGCGCTCTGTCCGCTAATGAGGTGCGCGAGAAAATTGCCGACGACCCGGAAAGCCCTTATCACTCACTGGATTTAAGCGATGAAATCGAAATCGACCTCGAAGAAGACGAAGAAATCGACCCAGACGATAAGGCCGGTGAGACCTAACGCAGGCGTTGAAGCGTGGTATCGGAAGGAGCTGGATAATCTGGTCAGGGAGATGCAGAAATCCATGGCGTACTGGCTGACCGCAAACTATAAAGCGAGCGGCGCGGCGGTGGCTATGGATGAATCTCCGGCTGTGTTTATGCGTGATGCGATGAGAAAGTTAGCCAGGCGATGGCAAAAGAAGTTTGATGATATTGCCGCGAAACTGGCCCGGCGCTTCACCAGTGACGCCATGAAGAACTCTGACGTGTCGCTCTATAACGCACTGGAGTCAGCCGGATTAACGGTTGAGTTCAAAATGACGCCAGCCATGAACAACGCATTGCAGGCTACCATCACCGAAAACGTCAACCTGATTAAAAGCATCCCCGAGCAATACCTGACGCAGGTGGAAGGTCTGGTGATGCGATCCGTGTCTCGCGGGCGTGACCTGTCATACCTCACTGATGAGTTGGAGAAGCGTTACGGCATTACCCGGAGAAGGGCGGCGCTGATTGCGCGTGACCAGAATGCAAAGGCCACTTCCGTTATGCAGACAGCAAGGCAGCAGTCGTTAGGCATCACCAAAGGCATCTGGCGGCATTCTCATGCAGGTAAAGAGCCTCGCCCATCCCATGTTAAGGCTGACGGGAAAGAGTTCGACCTGAGCAAGGGAATGTATCTGGACGGCGAATGGCTGTTACCCGGCGAGGCTATCAACTGCCGGTGCACATGGTCCCCGGTCATACCTGGTCTTAATTAAACGGAAACATACATGACTATCGAACGGTTAGCGTTTGACCGCGCATCCGTGCGCTCATTCGATAAGGTCGGTCGTCTTCAGGTAGCTATCAGCAATATCAGTAAAGCGAACGTCTGTCCCTACTACGGGCGTGAAATCCCTAACGCTGAAGCGCTGGGTCTGGAGCCTGACAAGATATACCGGCTCTGGCGTCATCCTGAAGAACTGAAGAAAGCCGCACCGACATTCAACAACATTCCACTTCTCTGTATCCACACCCCTGATTTCCCCGGCGACCCGCCCCGCGAATACCGCGTAGGGGTAACGCACTCAAGCGCAGCATTTGACGGCACTTATCTCACAAACGGTCTTTCCGTGTGGGACAACTCCGCCATTGCCGGGATTGAGACAGAGGAGCAAGAAGAACTGTCATCGTCGTATCAGTACGTCGCTGACATGACACCCGGCACGACACCGGACGGCGAGGAATATGACGGCGTCATGCGTGACATCGTCGGAAACCACGTTGCCCTGGTCGAAACGGGCCGCGCAGGTAGCGACGTACTGGTCGCTGATTCACTCCCACTGGAGCTTAAATACATGAAGTTAGACCGCAAAGGCGTTGCCATCCGTGCCGCGCTGGGAGCGTATCTGAAGCCGCGTCTGGCTCAGGATGCAGCACCCAAAGAACTGACCGCCATCCTGAACGCAAACAAATCGCCGCAAGCGATCGCACAGGCCGTGGCGAAACTCTGCAAATCCCGTCTTGCTGCTGACATGGAGATTGAACCGGAGGAACTGGTTGAAATCATCGAAGCATCCGAGCAGACCGTAGAGCCGGAAGAAGAAGTAAAAGTGACCGGCGACAGTGACCACGAAGCGATTATCTCTTTGCTGCGTGAAGCTGGCGTGTCTGAAGAAGTGATCGCCAAAATCGCTGCGTCTCTCGCTCCTGCTGCTGCGATGGACGAAGAAAACGACGACGACAAGAAAGAGAAAGACAAAGTGGACAAACCTGCAATGGATGCCGCTATCCGCCTTGCGGAAGATGCTGCAATCAAAAAAGCCGCTGCAAACTTCCGCGCCGTGCGTGAAGCGGAGCAGGCTGTGCGCCCTCTGATTGGCGACGTGGTAGCAATGGACTCCGCTGAAGATGTCTATCGCACCGCGCTGGAACAGTCAGGCGTGGACATCAACGGTGTACATCCGTCTGCGTTCCCGTCACTGGTAAAAATGGCGATCAGCCAGAAAGAAAACTCACGTCCTGCCCCTCTGGCTCAGGATTCCGCATCCATCAGCGACTTCGAGAAGGCTTTCCCGACCGCTGGCAAACTGAAACGAGGGTTCTAAGATGCCTTTTCAGAGTGTAATCAATCAATACCCGGCTCCAGGCGTCGAAGGTGGCTTTGCGAGCACTAACCCTCACGCAACCTACGCGGCTGGCGAGGCTGCTCTTGTTGCAGGCGACGGTGGCGTGACGATTGGCCGTTTCGCATGGGTTGTAGGTGGCGTAGCGACTACCACCGGCACTGGCGTTCCGGCTGGCTTCGTTCATCGTGACGGGCAGGCGGTAATCACAGACTGGCTGGGTGCAGCGTCAAACGTTGTGCAGAAAGGCCGCGAAATCACGTTGATGGTCGCTGGCGACTTCTGGGCCCGCACTGCTACCGCTGCAACTCGCGGTCAAAAAATCTTCGCTGTTCTGGCTGACGGCACCGTTAAGACCGGCGCGGCTGGCGCAACCATTTCTGGCGCGATTGAGACGCCTTTCTATGCTGCTAGCGCCTGCGACGCTAACGAGCTTGTCAAAATCAGCACCTGGAGCAAGTAATGAACGAATTTCAGAAACACTACGCCGCAGCGAGCGGTAAATACGGCATTGTTTTGCCTGGTGCGAAGGACTACCTGAAGCCGGAGTTTGCTGAAAACTTTGCGCTGGCAATGGATGCTCAGCCGACCATGGTTACTACTGGTAGCTCCGGCGTGCCAGCATTCTTCACCAACTACGTTGACCCTGAACTGATCCGCATTCTGGTTACCCCGATGAAAGCTGCTGAAATCATCGGCGAAGTGAAAAAAGGTGACTGGACAACGCTTACTGCGCAATTCCCGGTCGTGGAATCTGCCGGTGAAGTCAGCTCTTATGGCGATTACAATAACAACGGCATGACCGCTGCTAACGTGAACTGGGTTCCGCGTCAGTCCTACCACTACCAGACCCATACCCGCTGGGGTGAGCGTGAGCTGGATATGTACGGCGCTGCACGTATCGGTTATGCGGCTGAACTGAACGTGGCTTCTGCACTGGTGCTGAACAAGTTCCAGAACAAATCCTATTTCTACGGTATTCAGGGATTGCAGAACTACGGCCTGCTTAACGATCCATCTCTGCCAGCTTCAATCGCGCCGAACGCTACCGGCACCGGCAGCGCACTGACCTGGAACACCAAAGACGGTCAGGCGGTTTATGACGACATTGCCAAGCTGTACGGTCAGTTAGTTGCCCAGACTAAAGGTCTGATTGAGCGTGACGCGCCGATGACTCTGGCTATGTCGCCAACTGCTGAAGTGAACCTGACCAAAACGAACATGTACAACGTGAACGTTACGGATCAGCTGAAGAAAAACTTCCCGAACCTGAAAATTGAAACCGCTGTCGAGTACTCAACGCCAGCCGGTGAAATGGTTCAGTTGATCGCCGATCGTCTGGGTGAGCAGGACACCGCCTACGCCGCATTCACTGAAAAAATGCGTGCGCATGCTGTGGTGACTGAAGAGTCATCCTGGAAGCAGAAAAAATCCGGTGGCACCTGGGGTGCAATCATCCGTCAACCGCTGGCAATTGCCACAATGTTGGGAGTCTGATCATGGCTGAAGTTGTTGTAGTTGGCTGCAAACTGCCTAACGGCATTGTGCTGGAAGTGGAAGGTTACAGCGTCGTTCTGAACGGCGCTAATTCCTCAAACGTCATCGGTGGCTATGGCCTGACTGAGAACGTCGATAAGGACGCTTTCGATAAGTGGATGAAGATTCACGCTGACCAGGCGTATGTGAAAAACGAGCTTGTATTCGCACAGGCCAAAACTAACAGCGCCGAATCCAAAGCGAAAGAAAATGCCGATCGCCGTTCTGGTCTGGAAGGTTTGCCGCAGGACAAGCCTATGCCGGGTATCGAAAAAGCGGACGGTAAATAATGGCGATCGTTGTCTTTGACATTGACGCGTTCAGGGCGCGTTATCCCGAGTTCTCCTCGGTGAGTGATGACCTGTTGGATGCATACTTTGCAGAGGCAACGGTCTACCTGAATAACACCGATTGCAGCCCCGTCACGGATGTTGCTGTCCGGGCTGTTTATCTCAATATGCTGGTTGCTCATATCGCCGCGATGAATTCTGGCGTCGGCGGTCAGGCACCTTCCGGGTTGGTTGGGCGCGTAGCGAGCGCCTCAGAAGGGTCAGTTTCTGTATCCCTCGCTGACGTCCCGCAAAGCCAGGCTTCATGGTGGTATCTGCAAACACCTTACGGCGCTGCTTACTGGCAGGCCACAGCCGCTTACAGGACCGTTCGCTACGTGCCCGGCGCTTCACCTTCCAACTATCCCGGTCATTACTATCGCAGGGCCAACTGGCGGAGGTAGCTATGTCGTCATTCAGTGGTGGTGATGCGCTTGAGCGAAAGCTTGCTGAAATGGCGGAAAAGCTGGGAGAGGGGAAGGTTTTGCGGGTTGGTTTTCTTGAGAACGCAACCTATCCGGACGGTCAGCAGGTGGCGATGATTGCCGCGGCTAACGAGTTTGGAAACCCAGCCAATAACCAGCCTCCCCGTCCTTTCTTCAGAAACATGATTTCCGACAACAAAGACACCTGGCCTGATGATATTGGGCGGATTGCACAGGCTACAGACTTTGATGGTGAGCAAACCCTTGGGCTTATGGGTGAACACATCAAAGGGCAGTTGCAGCAATCAATCAGGGAGTTAATGGAGCCGCCTCTTTCACCAGTAACCATCAAGAAGAAAGGATTCGATAAGCCTCTGATTGACACCGGGCACATGCTAAACAGCGTCGATTACGATATCAGGGACGGTGGAGAATGAATCTGAGAGGCATTGCAAACGGGTTAACCAGCAGGATTAACCCAAACGTTGCTGGCGTGTTTCAGGTCAACACTGGTTCCACAACTTTACCAGGTGGAAAGCGCGTACCGTCCTACAACAATGTTGATGTGTCTGTTCAGTTTCAGGAACTGTCATCCACTGACCTGAAACAAATCGATGCGGTCAACATTCAGGGAATTTTGCGATCAGCTTATCTGAACGGGAACTTCAACGGTGTGAACCGGCCCGAGCAGAAAGGCGGCGACATTCTCCTGGTCGGTAGCGATAAGTGGCTGGTCGTGAAAGTGGCGGAGTTGTGGCCGGACTGGTGTCGGGTAATCGTTAATCTCCAGAGGTCACCATGAGCGCAACCATCGACATCAAAGAGATTGACCTGTTAATACCGCTTCAGGCGTTTCTGATGGATATCACAGGCCTGACGATAGATAACGTACTGGACGGGCAGCAGAACCTTACGCCAATGCCGCTTGGTGACTTCATTATCATGACGCCCATGAGGCAGGTAGGTCTTTCAACCAACCGCGTCAGATACGCTGATAAGGGCGTATATGGCGAAGGTGTTCAGCAGAACACCCGTAGCACAAAGTGGCCCTGTCAGATTGACTGCTACGGAGAAAGCGCGGCGGATAACGCTGCAATTATCGGTACGCTGATACGCTCTGAATATGCCTGCGAATGGTTCAGGCAAAACGGCAACACATTAACTCCTCTCTACTGCTCAGACCCTCATCAGACAACGATGATAAACGGCGAGCAACAATACGAAAGCCGCTGGACGATGGATTTTATCGGGCAATACAACCCGAGTGTTTCCACGCGTCAGGATTTCTTTGACAGCATCACAGTTGGCGTTATTGCCGCAGATTTAAAATACCCACCGGAGAGCCCTTAAATGGCAATTTCCTTACGTGAAGACGTACAAATCAACCCCGGAGTACTGCCAGCGGGCGGTAGCGCGGTTGACTTAAATGGACTCATTCTCACAGACAGTCAGTATGCGCCGGTGGGTAGTGTTCCATCGTTTGCGAACAAAGAAGACGTTGGCCGCTATTTTGGCTTCACTTCGACCGAATACGGCATGGCCGCCATCTATTTCAATGGCTATGACGGCTCCACTAAAAAGCCCGGTTCCCTGCTGTTTGCGCAGTTCAATGAAGCCGATGTATCAGCATGGTTGCGCTCTGGTTCGCTGTCAGACATGACGCTTGACCAGTTAAAACTCATCAGCGGAACTCTGATCCTCACCGTAGACGACACCGTTAAAACCTCATCCAATATCGTTCTCACATCGGTCACCAGTTTTGCGCAGGCAGCGACAGTTATCAAAACTGCGATTGGCTCTGGTGTTGATGTGGTTTATGACACGGCACAGAAAGCATTCATCATCAAATCAAGCACCACCGGCGCGGAAAGCACCATCACCTACGCAACCGGAACAGCAGCTACAGCACTGCGGTTTACTGCGTCCACCGGGGCCATCATCTCTCAGGGCGCAGACATTGCTAATGTCCCCTCCCTGATGGTATCGGTGCTGGATAAAACCCAGAACTGGGCGCTGTTCACCACCTCGTTTGAGTGCGATGAAGCGCAGCACCTGGCGTTTTCCTCCTGGGTAAACAGTGAAAACTACCGGTTTGGGTATGTTGCTCATTACGATGAAGCTGACGCTAAAGTGCAGGGCAGTACGTCAACGCTGACTTATAAGCTCATCGAGACGTACAACTACCAGAACGTGCTGCCGGTTTATGGTGACCAGACCTACGCTGCATCGGCGCTGGGTTATGCCGCCAGCCTGGACTTTGACCGTCAGGAAGGGCGCGTCCCGTTTAAATATCGCGAGCAATCCGGCCTTGTTGCAAACGTGACATCCAGCGCCGATTGCACTGCCCTTAAAGCCAATGGTTACAACTTCTATGGCGCGTACACCGCCAACGATTTTGATACTCAGTATTGGGCTGAGGGCGCTATTACAGGCGATTTCAAATGGTTTGACAGCTTCTGCTTCCAGATCTGGCTTAACTCTCGCCTGATGCGAAACGCCATTGACCTGTTTAAATCCAATCGCTCTCTCCCCTATAACACGCGTGGCGATGCTGCTATTGAAGCGTCGTTTGCTGACACCATCGAGCAAGGAAAAGTGTTTGGAGGCATCCGTACCGGCATTGATTTGTCTGCATCCCAGCTTGATGAAATCAAAAACGCTGTGGGCGTTGATGTGGCGGCGTCGATTGTTTCCAAGGGTTGGTATCTGTATATCCCGAAAGCAACGGCGCAACAGCGAGCAGATCGCATCCGTCCGGGATGTTCTTTCTACTACACGGACGGCGGCAGTGTTCAGAAAATCACCCTCGCATCCATCATGGTCCAGTAAGGAGCAAGTAAATGGCAGGAAATACTATTACCAGTGCTGACGCTATTTTTGCTCTCACTGTGACCAACCTGTACCCCAGCGCCCAGACGCTGGAAGGGTACGCAGCGGATGCAATGTTTGCCCTGGGTGATACCGAAATGGCCGTAACGGTGCGTGGCGCTGACGGTAAACTATCTGGCGGATTCGTGTTCGGGCAGTACCTTCAGACCATCACCATCATGCCTGACAGCCCGAGCCGTGATGTCTTTGAAACATGGCAGTTAACATCGCAAACGTCCAAGGCTGTATTCCGCTGTAACGCGACAATCATCCTTCCGGCTATCGGGCGCAAGTATACCCTCACAAACGGCGTTCTGGTGCGCGTTAAGGCAATCCCCGACGCGCAGCGCGTGTTGCAGGCGGCGACATACCAGATCGACTGGGAATCGGTGATTGGCGAAAACTATCAGGCATAAGGCATATCATGGCACGTAAAGAAATTGACTACTCAGTAGACGGCGAAAACCGCGATGCCGGCAAACTGTTCCGCATTACTGAGATGCCAGCCACAGAGGCGGAATGGTGGGCTATCCGTGCAGGTCTGGCGATGGCTAAAAACGGCGTTGAAGTACCGGATAACATGGCTGATATGGGTATGCATGAGATGGCGCGTATCGGTTTTGGCATGCTGGCTAAAGTCGACCCGGTTGACGCAAAGCCGCTTCTGGATGAGCTGATGAAGTGCGTCAAAATCATTCCCGATCCGTCAAACCGCAACATTGTGCGCTCTCTCATCGACAGTGATATCGAAGAGGTCTCCACCCGCCTGAAACTTCGCGCAGAGGTGTTCAAGCTACACGTGGGTTTTTCCAAAGCAGACGCCAGTTAGACATCCCTCCGGTCATGACCGATACGGTTCATGGTCTGGCTGATTATGTCAACGTCCCCAAAACCATAGCGACTGTGCTCTCTTCTGGCATGGCAACACTGACAGAACTGAGCACAACGCTGGGTACTGAGGATTTGTGGTGTCTGCTCGAAATATCAACAGTGGACAGTTACAACAAAAAGGTCATCGACAGAGCAAATGAGGCCCTTTAATGGCAGGAACGATTATCGACGCGCTGGTCGTCACGCTGGGCCTTGATTCGTCAGGGTTTAAGAAAGGTCAGAAGGATGTATCTGACGGTCTTGATGACACCAGAAATGATGCAGAAAGAACAGCTAAAGACATGGAAGCGGCCGGTAAAAGGGCTGCTTCTTTTTTTGGCTCAATCCGAAACGAAATTATCGCGCTTGCTGGCGTATCACTTTCTCTCTACGGAGTAAAAAACTTCGTAACGGACATGACCAACAGCCTCACTCAGCTCGGCGTGTCATCCAAAGCGCTGGACATGACCGCTAAGGAACTCGACGGCTTTACCGGCGCAGCAGAGGCGGCGGGGTCGAGTGGTGAAAAGATTGTAGGGGTTCTTCAGAATTTTCAGGACCTGATTACTGATTTTAGAGGTGGTGGAGATATATCCAATAGCCCTCTCATTAAAAATCTTGGAGGATTTGAGGCGTTAACCGGAGTTAAATTTGATCTTAATAAAGATAACTCTGGCGATATTCTAACCAAAATCGCCGATAACTGGGGAAAGCTAAGCAAGGATGCGCAAAGACGTTTCGGTAAAGATATAAATCTGGATAACGCTCTTATTCAAAGTTTCGGGGCTAAGGGTGATGAATCCTTTCTTAATCGGAAGCGGTATTTTGAAGAGCAATCGAAGGCATCAAATTCTTTAGTGTCAGATGCGGCAAAGCTAAACGTACAGTTTGTTGAACTCAAACGTAATTTTGAAGCAGCAGGGCAGACCTTGTTTAAGGCGATGCTGCCTTATCTGGAAAAGATTCCTCCGCTACTAATCAAATTGGGCGACTGGATCACTGACCATGGGCCAGAGATTGAGAAATTCTTCTCTGACTCTGCAACAGAAATACAGCACGTAGTCGATGCGGTTGGCGGATGGGAAAACGCACTTAAGGTGCTCCTGGCATTTGTCGTTGGCTCGTGGGCTATTGGTATGCTTGGCGCTATTGGCAGAGTTGCAGCCGCTTTTGGCCCTGTCATCGCTGCAATGGCTGTTGTAAGTGCATGGGATAAATTAGGGCAGGCTGACAAAGAAGCAGAAAAGCAGGGAATCAGCACAGGAGAGTATCTTGTTAATAAGATGCTTGAAAAGCAAAAGGCTTCCCAGGAATCTGGAAACACACCTACTGATAAAATTCTCCAATGGTGGAGAAGCCTTGGCTTTAACGACACCGACAATAGGTATGACGCTTACGGCACTCAAAAAGGAAACTCCCAAGGTGGTGATTCGTACGGTGCTTATGGAACCACAACGAGAGGGTTGAGAAACAATAACCCCGGGAATCTGAATTACGTAGGACAGGCTGGAGCGACGAAAGAAGGTGGTCCAAACGGAAGGTTTGCCGTCTTCGAAACGATGCAACAAGGGATTGCCGCATTATATAAACAGCTACAGCTATATTTCAGCCGTGGTAAAGACACAATACGGGAAATCATTAACACCTATGCACCATCGTCTGAAAACGACACCGGGGCATATATTTCAGCGATAGCAAAAAAACTGGGTAAAGGCGCTGACGAAATACTTAACTCGGCGGACACGGAAACTATTTTTAACTTAATGCGCGGCATCATTGATCATGAAAATGGTCAATCAGGAAAGTACATTAGCGACACAAATATTCTTGGTGGAATTCAACTCGGCTCTCAGGCAATGGCAAGCAGAGTCACTCCTTCACCAATGCAGGGGTTATCCAATAAAACCGATATCCACATTGGTGAGATGAATATGCAAACAAGCGCGACCAGTGTTAACGCGCTTGGTGCTGACGTTGAGCGAACTGTCCGGCGTAACGCCCTGGTATCTGCATATAACACAGGTCAGTGACATGGCATTTTCCATTAATGAAACAACGCTACTTAACGCGATAAAAGGCGGAGGGTTATTCTCCGTCATTAACAGCGTCCTGTATCCGGGGTATGGGATTTACTACGCTGACGGGAGTGGAAGGGCGATTAATCCCACATCTTTTCTTGGCGTTGAGTATGGCGCGGAGGCAGTAGTAGTAAATGCGCCTGTAGAAAAGGGGTCTTACACCTCGTACAACAAGGTAAAACGTCCACCCTTAATTCGTGTGCTGTTCGTACTTGAGGGGCTGTCGGGCTTTACTGGGGCTCTGCCTAACATCACCAACTTCTCGTTAACCAGTCGGTCATCCATGTTGAGCTTTCTGGATATCATGGTGGAAAGCACAGACCTTTACGACATCGAAACGCCCGATACGACGTACGAGAAGTACGACCTAATCCGGTACAACTATCGAACTTCAGAACGTGACGTAACCCTTTTGACAGTTGAAGCCATTTTCCAGGCAGTTCTGGAAGATGCCGAAGTCACCATCTCCAGCACCACTGCTGAGAGCGGTACGACAAACAACAAAATAAGCAAGGCACCAAGCACGGTAACGGAAAAAGTGGCCTCATCGGCATCAGAGTCCACTCAAAGCGACCTATCCAGTGCGCTGGCTGGCATAAGGGATTCTATTCCAGACTCTCTTGAAAAGGCGGCAAGGTCTGTCAATCGCGTTATTGATGGCGCTACCAAAGCTGCCAGTGCCGCTATTGATGGCGCAAGCACATCGGCGATAGATAAAGTCAGCCAGACAGCCACACAACTGCTTAGGGTGATCACCTGATGCAAACCGTAACCTTGCAACCAATTAAAGCTCAGGAGCTTACAGTGACACTTTCAGGTGTCCCGGTAATGCTCCGAATCTATCAGCGTAGCAATGGATTATATGCAGATATAGGGGTGAATAATGAATGGAAGGCACTTGGTGTAATCTGCATTAATGGTAATAAGTTGGTCCGCTATGCATATCTTGGCCTTCCCGGTGATCTTTTCTTCGTTGACACAAAAGGTGATGAAGACCCTGCTTATGACGGTCTTGGCGAGCGGTTTAAGTTGTTTTATGCAAGCAATGAAGAGATTAGGGCGGCGTCATGACATATCAAAAGCGCAGGCTTAAATTCCAGTTTAAGTTGAATGAAGGATCATTTGATGAAAAAGGGAACGACACGCTTACGATCGACAACATAAAGGCCAACGTCAATGTTGGTGGATATGGTGGCGTTTCCGGGACTGTCCTGAATGCTGAAGTCTACGGCCTCGGTCTTGAACGCATGGCAATGCTCAGCTTCAAAGGCATCCAGTATGAACGAACCATTCAGAACATGATGAAGGTGTGGGCCAATGATGAGCTTATCTTCACCGGGTCAATAGGGGCGTGTCACACCGACCTTGGGCGGATGCCTGACGCTCCGCTTATCATCCAGGCGACATCAACTGGTTACGACCAGTCAATTCCTGTGAAGGATTTCCATGTTCAGGGTGACGAAAAAGTTGCAGATATTATCTCTGCTATTGCAAAGATAATTGGTTACCAGGCGGTAATCAGTGATTCGGTAAACGATGTGGAATCTGACCCGTTTTATGCGGGTAATTATATTGAGCAGATTACAGCATGTGCCCGTGCCCATAACCTGAACTGGGATTTCAGGAACGGAACAATTTATGTATGGAGAGAAGGCGACACCATTGATAAAACCGTGCCCCTGGTGTCGGCAAAAAGCGGACTCATTGGATACCCAATTTTCAATGGTTGGGGCGTTACCATTACTACAATGTTCAGCAGCCTGCTTGTCAGAGGGAGAAACCTGCAACTGCAAACTGACCTCCCTAACGCATCTGGTTTGTATGGCATAAATAATTCCCAGTATATCCTTTCCACATGGCAGGAGGGCGGTCCGTGGTTCACGCAGTGCGGGCTGACTATGTATCCTTACGGGCTACCAAATGACAAACAAATTCAAAATCCGGCCGGATGACATCTCAACCGACGCGAACGTTCAGAAGTTCGTGATGGAGAAGTTCTTGTCGGGGAAAGCATTTATCACGCTTGCTATGGTCAAGGCCACTTATCCAGGAAACGAAAATGAGATGAGCTTTGTCGATGTTCAGCCGATGATCCACGGCACTGACGGGACTGGCGCTTTGATAGAGAGAGGAATTATTTATAACGCTCCTGTTTTCAGGCTGCAAAGGGGCAGCAGCGCGTTAATCATGGACCCGATTGTAGGTGATATCGGCTGGATAGCCTGCTGTGATGAAGACATAAGGACGGCTAAGAAAACATCAGCACCTGCTTTACCTGCGTCCGCAAGGTCACACAGTTACGGCGATGCCATTTATATGGGTGGACTGCTTAACGCTGCGCCGACTCAGTATATGAAGTTTGCTGATGATGGTATCGATATCGTCTCCCCGCTGGTTATCAACGTAAACGGCAACATTATCAGCCTGAACGCTGAAGCGAAAATTTCACTTAACTCACCTGTTATTGAAGCAAACGGTCAGCTTACGCAGGGGGCAGGTAGCTATGCGGGTAACGCTACATTCGGCGGAAGCGTCACAGCCACTGGGGAGGTCCAGGGTAATGGCATTAAGCTTTCTACGCATGTGCATGGCGGTGTAGAATCAGGTAACGCCAACACACAAGGACCTCAGTAATGAAAAGTGCTTTAGTTGTTTTTATCTTGGCTTCGATTCCTTATCTAGCAACCGCCTCTCCGGTAGAGTCAAAAAGCGATGAGGGCGCTTTTGCAATATCGCTGGCTGGCGCTTGCGAACTTATGAAAGACAGGGGTTTCACAGCAGATAAACTGAAAAGTGCCCTTGTTAATCAGCAAGGCATGAACAGCGAATCAGCAGATCTTTTAGTAAGTTACTCATCACAATGGATTGCTAAGAACCCAGGGAAATCTTGCGATCAGGTTTACATTGATATAATCGATGAGTTATCTGCCAAACAGAAAAACTAACCCACCATCAGGTGGGTTTTTTGTATCCAGCCTCGGCAATCGCCGGGGCTTTTTTATACCTAAATTTCACCGCGCACTCACCGCGCATTCCACCCCGAGACCATTCACAAAAGCGACCTCTGAGAACGCCATTGCAGCATGGTGCGCTCGGGTATGGCCGTTCTGGTGAGCAGAGGTCTCTTTTTTGAAAGGTAATCACCATGCAATATCCAACCGTAATCAACGGCTTCGATTTTCGTGAACTCATCTTCTTGTCCGGTACGGAGTCAGCAACTGACACATTCAAGGTGGCAAAGGCATTCGGGAAAGGCCACAAGGATGTGATGAGAAAGACCAGAAAGGTGATCAGCGCATGCTCACCGGATTTTGCAGAGCGCAATTTTACGCTTTGCCATGAAAACAATAGCTTACAGAACGGAAAGCCTCAGCCGTTCTATCGCATGACGCGCAACGGCTGGACAATGTTGGTATTCAGTTTTACCGGCTCAGCAGCGTTTGCTTTCAAAGAGGCGTACATAGCTGCTTTCGACTGGATGGCCGACATGATCTCCCTGGGTAAACACAACCTTGAAGCGGAACGTAATTCCTTGATGCTTGAGTTCATGAAAGAAAAAGACGTTGCCAGTATGTCAGGTCGACTGCTTCGCCGGTGGGGTAAAGAGAAAAAACCAAAATTACTGGCGCAGATTGAAAGACTCGATAAGCAGGGGCAAATAATGTTGCCGGGATTCAAAAACCAACTCGCCGAATAACAACACCGCTCATACCCGCTTCGGCGGGTTTTTTATTAATGGAATCCACTATGTCCACTATTGATATTCGACGCGCAGCGCAATACGCAACAGTAGCGGAGAACGCCGCCGCGCAGTGCGTCATTGTCGCCGACAACCTTCAGGCCAACGTTGAGGAGCTGACAGAACAAGCCACCGCAGCAGCGCAGCAGGCAGTAGCATCACAAAACGCCGCCAAAGCATCGGAGACAGCCGCGAAGTCCAGCGAGACCAGTGCGTCAGCTTCAGCATCTTCCGCAGCGCAGAGCGCAGCAGAAGCCGCCAGTTCGGCAGCTGCCACGGGTTATGTCGCGCCGCCTTTCCCGGATGTATGGGCACCGCTGAGCGATGACCTGAAGATGATTGCCGGTTATCCGGTAAGTACGAAACTGATTTCATTCACCCGCGCAACGACTGCGACTTATATCAACAAAAGCGGTGAGTTACAGACAGCCGCGATTAACGAGCCACGGTTTGAAAAAGAGGGGCTCCTGGTTGAGGGGCCATCAACAAACTATTTTATCAATACCGAGAACCCTGCTCAGTGGAAAAGTACAAGTTACGCTGATTCAACTGTTAACATAACTGCTGTAAATGATGGAAACTCAAAATCCACCACCGGAGTTATTACCACTACCGCTGAAAAAAACTCGATCAGACTGATAGGAAATAATGGAACAACAATCCCATTATCCTCTGGCGGGCAAATTTATTGTTCATTCAGGGCGAAAATCCCGGATGGCAAGCAGGTTAGAGTTCGGTTCGCCGCTACTGCAGGTGGTTTTCAGGGAGGTATTTATTTCTCTCATGACGGCGTTATTACATTA